ATGTCTAATTAAACACTTTATTAATTATGAATTTTAAAGAAAAACTACGAAAGGTCTTACAGCTTCTTGATTTGTCACAGAAGGCAAAAGATAAGCAACTTACATCAGAGGACGTGGCGTCAATTGCTACCCGTTATCAGAAGGAGTTTCAAGCAACTCTTAGAGAAGATATGGATGCTGACTCTAAACAGCCGATGTCCCAGGAAGAAATGAACCAGTTACAATCCTTATTGGCCGGTATCGTTCCTGCTGAAACATCCGAAGCCCCAGGTAATTCAGAAAATGGCCCTGTTCAATCAGAAGCTACTCCCGAAGGTATTCTTGAGTTGGCTAAAAACGTTGCGAAACAGAATGATGAATTACAGAAGCTAGTAAAAACAATGGCAGATCAGACTGCGGAAGACAACGCTGCAGCTGCCACAACAACTGTTACTACAATGAGAATCAATGGTCCTGGTACTACTGCAAAACATCTTTTTGGCATTGAAGTGCCGATGTTTGACATGTCGAAACGTTGGAATAAGATTGCAGAAAATCCTGATTACTCTTCTACTAAGATAGAGGAAGGCGAGGAAAAAGCTTTTTTCCAGGAAGTAGCTGCTTTCTCTAAATCTCTTGCCCGGCGTTATGAATATCTGAATAAGAATCATTTGCTTGATCCGGTAAAATTAGCTTCAGGTGAGTTTTCTACTGATTTTTCTGGTGTAGACGATGCAAAGGTCGGAGATCAGTATGTTATTCGTCGACAGGATGCATTGATTGCTCATGTTCTGAAAGCACGTGATTTAACTCAGTTCTTCCCGATCCGCTATGGTATTCAGGACCATGACCTAGTATTCAATACTTTCTTCGATGAAGTTTCTCAAGGTTGGCAAGAAGGTGAAGTTTGGAAAGGTGGCATGAAGCTTGAGAACGAGATGGGACATGTTGACGATGCGATGATTAAGATGAAGTTTGGACCAATGAAGAAATTGGAACGAATGTACATCGCTTATCTCAATAAAGAAGGATCTGATCCGATCAAGTGGTCTTTGATTGAATACTGTATTGTCAATTCTTTGGAAACGGCCCAGGTCGAACAGAATAAGCGTCGTATTCGTGGTATTTATGCTACTCCGGAATCGGGTGTTCCTTCTCATTTCTTGAACGCTTCTACTGGTATCATTTATACACTGATCCGCTATTTCCATGAGAATAAGATTCTGTTGCATGATGACGAAGCATATCGTGCATATACCAAAGAAACGATGGTCGATGCAGTGAAGGAATTTGTTGCTGATATCATTGAAAACTGTACAGAGGACATGGATTTGGATCAACATGTTATTTACCTCAATAGTCTGCACCAAACTTGGTGGAAAGAAGGTTGCCGGGCTAAATATGGTAAAGACCTTGATTTCACTGGGCCTGACAGCTATTTGAATATTGTACCGGATACATCGCTTCATATTAAGTGGCTGCCCTACCTCGGACAAAGCTGCTTGATGTTTCTGGACATTCCGGGTAACCTTCAATTCTTGGAATACATTCCTGGTGAAATGATGGCTTTCAAAGCAAAAGACGATATGGAAATGGTGAAATGCTGGTCAACTTGGAAAGAAGGTACAGCTGCTGCTTTCCTGGGACGTCGCTTCAAGACACATAAAGAACTAGTTGCAAATAACTATGAATGGCAGCAGATTTTCATGAATAAGCCTTCTGTTGATGTAGAAGCTGATGCTACTACCATTGATGCTAAAACAGGGTTCTGGCAAGTCACAGTTGAAAATACTAAAGCTACTGCAATTACGGATATCACGAATGCGAAGGCAGGTGTTGCATATCTTATTGAGTGCGGATCTGTGACTAATGCTTCTACTATTTCTAAGGCTGGTAAGTTTGCAGATATTACAGCGGAATATACTCCGACAAAGGTAGGTGATTATATCCTTGTTCTTCTAAACAGTAAAGGCAACTTCCGTGAATTGGAGCGTTGTGTTGGGGGAACTCGTACTGTGAATACAGATTTGCAACCTAATCTGCCTGGTGTAAGATAGTGCTTTTTGTTCATTATAAAACAGGGTTGTTTTCAGGGGTGGGTGTTCTGCCCACCCTTTTTTTCTAATCACAAAATTAAAATTTTATGAAAGCTAATAAAATCAGTAATCCCTATCGAAAGGGAAATCAATATGCTCGCAAAATGCAGATGAGATTATTCTTGTCTTTAGCAGTTCTATTTGCTCTTGTCTTTGTTGTTGGTATGCTTCTGGATCCTGATCATTCAATGTTTTGTATGACAGGATTTTCAGGTGCCTCTTTAGCCGGTATGATGGCAATTGGAAGTGTTGATGACGTCTCGGATAAAGTGACACATGGTTCTAACATTGCCTATAAGGTTTATCTGATCGATGTTCACCAAATCAATCCGGATGTGAAATTTCCTAAGCCTAATGGCAATCGTGAAGTTGCAACCATACCGATGCTGGGCGGGGAATATATGAAATACTTTGAGGCACATGATATTCCCACTTATGTGGGCAACGGCGAGAAAGGTGATATAACCACGTCCGGAACCAATCAGTTTGTCATCATCATGGGAGGCATGCGTGATCAACTATTGAATTTTATCGAAGATCATGCGGGCGGTAAGTTTGTCGTTCTGTTTAAAGAGATTGGAGAGGATCAATGGTATATTTTGGGTGAATATGACAGGCCTATGATTTTAAAATCGTATGAAGCTAAAAATGACAAGGATGGTCGCTATGTAACATTTACCTTTGAACGTACATCTGTTATGCAGTATTATAAATATGTTGGCGATATTATAAGCGCTCCGGCAGAAGTGCATACAGCAGGCGCTACAGCTTTATCCATCAAAGCAACCAATAACTCTTATCAGATTCCGGATGGTTCGTCCGAGACGTATGCTATTGCTACAGTAACAGGACTGACAAATAACGATAAAGGCCGATTTATTACGTTAAACGGTATGGGTACTGATAAGGCTGCTACAATAGCTGATGGTACAACGTTTATTTTGGAAGATGGAGCTACTTGGACGGCGAAGGCTGGTTCCTCTATTACCTTCCGGGTTTTGGATCCTTCTACTCTTATTGAAGTTTCAGGAAGTCGAATTCAAACAGCATAAGTTATGTACGGATTTAAGGAGAAAAACAAATATTTTAATGAGTTACGTAATTCAGCAGCAGCCGAAGCAGATTTAAGCCTGCTTCAGTTGGCTGCTCCGGCACATCCTAAACTTAAGATGTTTGCACGTAACTCACAGCGTTATGCGAATGATATCCTATATACGTTGCTGGACTTTAAGCCTAAGGATGAGATTCGGCTAAATCGCCGTGAATGTGAAAAGGCTAAAGAGGAAAATACAGAGTTTCAATCAGAAGGGGATACTCAGCCAGGAGCTATAGCTGCTTCAGTACAAGAAGAGAAGAATCCATTTGAGATTGATGCTGAAATCTACGAAAAACAAGCCGAAGCGGAACTTCGTGAAAGAGAGAAGCAAGAAGCGGAAGAACGTATTGCTCAAAATGAGGAACAGGCAGAAGTCTTGGAACAGGAGAATCAGGAGCTGAAGGAGGAACTTGAAACGGAGCAGGAGGCAAGAGTAGAAGCTGAAGACCGTGCGGAACAGGCAGAGCAAGCCTTGGAAGAAGAGAAAAAAAAAGAACCTGCCAAGGTAGCTCCAAAAAGCAAAAGCACGAAGAGTACCCGCAAATCGACTGGGAAAACCTCGAAGACGAAAACGTCCAAATAGCCACCATCCTGTATAATGATCGTGTGATCACGTGGAAAAAGATGAAGCAGCTCGATGAACTACTAGATAAGAAACCGACCAGGCGTGCAGTCATCGATATGGCTGAACTACGGATCCGGAACTTACTGGCATTCTCCGAGCTGCAAACGTATAACGACACTGCGATATTCCGGTATAAACATCCGCTTATTGTTCATCGGTCGGAGAGAGCAGAGTTACAACGCTTATGTGTATCAGATCCGTCGGAATTCTTGCGGCGATATAAAAATTGTTCCGATAATATTCGCAGATACGAATCCTTTCTTAAGCGATCTGATCGTAAAGATAAACGGTCGCAGGATAAAGAACATCTTCGTCGGTTCCGTGACAGAGAGGCTTTATTTAAATCAGTACTAGAAGATTCTAAAATGAAATCAGTATGAAAGATGTATTACTTCCCACATCTGATGTGGATAACGCTATTCTAATTGGTGAGGAATATGTATCGCAAGTACACACATTTGGTGCACTTGGATACACTCCGCAACGCATTTGCAGTCTATTAGGACTACGTGGAAAAGAAAAATTGGCTTTGATCGTCCGGATCACTTTGCCGGGAGACGTATATTATGATTCCTATAATAATGGCCGTGCGTTAGGTGAATATAATATTGATGCAGAATTGGCGAAGAAAGCTGAAGCCGGTGACATCGAATCCATTAATACTTTGGAAGAGCGAAAGAATCAACGTATTGAACTAGACCTTCGAAAACAACTATTTGGAGTATGACGCAATTAGACACCCTTGATAAGATACATCCCGATCTGATTTCGGAGTTCCTGACGACTGGGCGTTGTTCAGGTATTCCGGAGGATATACAGAAATTTTTAAAGCAACTTCAGTGGGCAGCAGAGATCTTTGAATACGAGCGAAACATCACACGTGCGGCAAAGATGCTTCGGCAACGGATCAATGCTACCCAGCAGATAAATATAGATGAGCGGACCTGTAAGGCTCGTATCTATGCTGCTATAAATTACTTTAATATTGATAATAATGTATCTATCAAGGTATGGGAGTCTAATTATGCAGATAAATATGAGGATTTGGCGAAGCTATGCGCTGTAAGGGGAGATTATAAGACTCAAGAAAAATGTTACAATGCGGCCTTAGAATGTCGGCGTAGAGCTTCGGAAATAGCCGAGGCAGACCGTGACTTTGGTATTGTATTCTTGATTTCTCCGAATCTTACTCCAGAAGAGTTGGGCTTCCAGAAGAAGTCGATAAAAGAGATAGCTCGCAAAAACAATGAAGGGTTTTATATCAATCTTATTGATTCTCTTCCTATCGAGAAAGCCGATAAGAAGCGCCTACTACGTGATGCGGATATTGAGGAAGCGGAGATTGTAGAACCGGAAGAAACAGGGGAGTAACATGGGAATAGAACTTTATTCACAGTCGTCACAATCATTTAGTACAGGTGCTGCGACTTTAGACCTGACTGCAACGTTTGAAGAATGTTATCAGAATGTAATGCAGATCAGAGCGAATGCTATTGATTCGAATGTGCTCATAGTAGAAGCAGGTCGTGCAACAGGTAAAACAGAAGGTGTGATGGGGCCACGTATCATTCGTGTCGCAAACGATATGCCAGGAGAACTTTCATTCTTAGTTCATAAAACATACGTAGCACTCATGACGAATGTTTGGCCTAATATTCAGGCGTATTTTTCTAAGCCGGTGGGTGATGGACGACGCTCCATGCTTGAATATGGCATTGACTATATTGTAGGTGAAACGAAAATACCTTCTCACTTTAGAAAGCCACGGTATCCGATTGCTTATCCGAAACATAGTATTCTATTTCGTAATGGACATCATCTTCAGATGGTA